CTTGTGAGTATATAGCTCCTATTGCAGAGCTTTCAAAACTACATTCATATTCTGCCTCGTATATCTCAGGAGGCATTAATTTCTTTGCTTCGGCTAGTTCTTCTTCTTTGACGACCTTCGTTTCACTTGCTTTAAATTTAGCAGTAAACCAGTTTTCATCATGGAGTCCATGATTATATAGGTCGAAAAAGGCGTTATGTCCAGCAGGTGTGCCAATAGCGATCATAAACCCTTCTCTATCTGACAAGGCAGGTCTAATAACCTCAGTCCACATTTTGGGTGGCATTTGAGCTACCTCGTCTAGGACCACTCCGTCAATATATAGTCCTTTTAGCGTTTGAGGCCTCTCACAGCCCAATAACTGTATTCTACCCCCATTGGGTAGCTCTGCTCTTAATTCCGTCTCATGGTAGTCCATATTGGGTAAAACAGAGGTATAATACTTGAGGTAATCCCAAGCTATTCTTTTTGCCATACTGTAGGTCGGTGCGATATAATAATATCGTGGTCTTGGTAGATCGCATTGTAGACATCTTTTAATCAGTTCATTAACTGTCAGCACTGTCTTACCAAAACGTCTATGACATACTAATACATTAAATCTTTTAAGGCTCTTATGAACCTGTTGTTGTAATTCTCTAGGTTTGTACGGAATGGTTATGGTGTTCATTCATCAGCTTTCTTATCCCCACCATATATATCCTGTATTCGTGCTACTATACTGTCTTTAACAACACCCCTCCCTGAGTTTTGTTTGACAGGTGTTTTTTCGTTCATGTGCTTTACCATTAAGGCAAATACATCAACTGATTTAGATTTTTTCTTTTTTTTCACTTGAGTAATGATCTCCACATAGGAAGTAATACTGTCTGTAGGCATCTTTTGGCTGTATTGCAAAAGAACCCCAATTATCACAGTATAGACATATCCTATTCTGTTCTTGTTGTTGTCTTGTCCAATTCAGAATAGTCAGTTCTGAATGTAATTTACCTTCAGGTATTTCTTTTTTTGTTTTTGTAAATTCTATCATTGAGCTTTTAGGAAAAACTGTTCTGAGTTGAAATGGGTAGTATAATTATAAAAAAAAACACGATGGGGGTGCATCCAAATATTTTACAGCCTAATTTTGCTTTTTTATACAAAAATCTTTCTATATTCTAGCCAATAATAGTAATAATATATCACTAAATTACAGAATAGTTATCCGCATTGCATACAATACAATAATAAACAGTAATATTTTATTATATGCGGTTAGTTCTTGCTTTGTTTGTTTGTTTTATTGGTCCTTATAGGCTTTTGTACAATGTTTTTGTTTATTTTATGATTTCAGATCTTACGGGCCAAATATAATTTAATGGTCCTACAATATAACCCAATTAAATCAACAGAACCGGACCAAATAACCCCTATTTTATATAATAGCTTCTTATATCTGTTATTAGTCATATCTCTATATATGTTTACTTATTTATTTGTATTTAGTTATTAATTCAATTTATTTTGGATAATTTTAGCGGGAATTTGGAATAATTTAAATAGATCTACGTCTATATATATATGAAACATACAAATAATAAAAAGGCCCTAAATATCAAGGTAGAAAAGGATATTTTAGAGCAAATAGCACAAGATGACATTTTAGCTAGTGAGTTTGTTAAAATGCCAAATAAATCACAAGAAAAATTTATTAAATTATTGATAAAATATGGCCATAGATATAAATAAAATCTATTCCTTTTTTTTCTCTTTTTTTCCTTTTTTTTCTTGCAAATGAATAAATATTATTTTAAATTGTAAATCATAATGAAAGTGAGTAATAACAATGAATAATAAGATACATGAAGATAAAAATATGGTTGTTTATGATCAAGGCGGTATTCTTCTGGTTGAACATGATAACCATGACAACACCTGTTATTTATACATTAATACAAAAAATGAAATTGAGGGCTTCTCAGCTACCTTAGATTTACATCAAGATATTATTGATTGGGTTAACAATCATGATGTATTTCAATTTGGTGAAGAATTAGAAGAATACAAACTTAATTAAATATTTATAAAAAGATCTTTAATGGTCTTTTTATCAATACTTAATATGTATTGAAGAAAAGAGAAACAATATGAACTTAATAATAGAACTAAAAACAGTATATGGTAATGAATTAGTTTATCCTATCTGTAACAAAGCTAAAAAACTTTGCGAATTAACTAATCAAAAGACATTTAGTAAGTTTGCAATCCAAAAGTTAAAAGAGCTTGGATATACATTTACTCAAAAAGAATTGAGCTTATAATGAATAAAACTTATACTTTATATTCAGATCCGGGCCATAGCTGGTTGCAAGTTCAAAAGAAAGAACTTGAAGAATTAAACATTATAAACAATGTATCAGAATATTCTTATATCAATGGTGAATTTGTTTACTTAGAAGAAGATTGCGATTTAAATCTATTCATTAAAGCGTATGAGAATAAATATGATGTTAAGCCAATAATAAAAGAGTGTTTACAGCAAAATACCGGTATTCGCTTTTATGGTCGATTTAAGAAAGCGGTATAATATGGCTTTTCCTATTTCCTACGATTGCGAATATATTTTTAATAAATATCTGGCTTCAGTCTTAACTTATAATAATGGATGTATTGAGATCTCAATCAATGATAAAGGAATTGATTATAAAAATACATTTCATTTATATTCATTGGCCAAAGCTCTTAAACAAGTAAGAAAAGATATAAGATATTTAGAAAATATAAAAGATTAGATATTTATATAAAGGCCTTTGGGCCTTTATATCAATACCTATGTATTGAAGAAAGCGAGAAACAATATGAACGGATTAGACGGACTAGACATCATACAGTTAGTTATATTTTTCTATATTAGCTATCGATTAATAAAGGCCTCGATTAAATGAATACTTTGATCAGGCTTGGCCAAACGTCAAAAATGCCCGGCTTCAGCTTTGGGCTTGACGCTGAAAATTGCAATGTAGGTTCTAAGTTAAGAAAAATTAAAGGTTCTACTTGTGAAAAGTGTTACGCCTTTAAAGGCCGATATCCTACACCTTCCGTCAAAAAGAACAGAGCAACAAACCTAGACCACATTAAAAGCCCGTATTTTATTTATGTCATGTCTTACCAATTACAAGATCAAAAATATTTTAGGTGGTTCGATAGCGGTGATTTACCGGACATAAAGGCATTATTAAAAATTGTTAAGATTGCGGAAAATACGCCTCATTGTAAACATTGGTTGCCGACTAGGGAATACAAACTTATTAGAGATTTTTTGAGTGTTCGTAAATTTCCTAATAATTTAATTGTGCGTGTTTCTGGTCCTATGGTTGACGGGCCAAAGCCTAACGGGTTTGAATTAACGTCAACAGTTCACAAGGAAGCAAAGCCGATTGGCTTCTCATGTCCGGCAATACAACAGGGCGGACAATGTTTAAATTGTCGTAAATGTTGGGATAGAAGAACTAAAAATGTTAGCTATAAAATTCATTAGAAAGTGAGGAATAGATGAAAGAGGGCGATTTAAGTAATTGTTGTCAAGCTGTCATTAGATTATTACAAGATATAGATCAAGTATGGCAAAATGGCGAAGAAGAAATTTTAATTTGCTCTGAATGTGGAGCAGAAAGCGAGGAATAAATGAATAAAAATAAACAAACAGAAACATTTGATCAAAAATGGATAGAGTTTCAAGAGTGGTTAAAAAAATGCCCTGTAAGGTGGGATGATACAAATGAAAGTGAATCACTTGTTGAAACTTATAAATTTTTTTTTACTGAATATGATTTGGAAGAATAATAATGGCTAGTCATATACCAATAAATCATTTTAGTCTTGAGGCTTGGCACAATAAATTAATATCAAAATGTTATCATTGGGTTGAAAAACTAAGATATTCACCTAATAGCCATAATGAAGTTATGGTTTTAAACAGATCTATAAAATTATTACCTAGAGATTACGGGGATAAGCCTGAAGTTAAAAAGATATTTTCTTATAGATCTAGTATTAATAAAAAATTAGCCAAAGATGAATTTTTGCGGGTTAAAGACTGCATAATTGAAATTCATGTTTTGGATAATAACACCATAGACAATATTTATATTGTTGCTTAGAAAGAGAGGAATAATGCAATCTTATGAAATTGTAGAATGTGAAGTTTGTGACAGTCGTTTCTTACAATGGGATGATGAAGAAATGATTGTTTGTAAATATTGCGATAATCAAGATATTTCACAAACTTACTGTTTGACAAGAGAAGAATTTGCCCGTTGCAAATGTGAAGAATGTGAAGAAATGAAATCCGAAATAACAGAGAGGATAAAAAATGATTAAAGATCTAATTGA